GTAATGGTGCTTGAGACGGCGGGGATGATAACGAGACGCCCTAGCAGGACCCTATCAATAGGGGAAGACACGATTGGACAAACTTTTGAAATAGGATAGGAGGCTAATAATGGCTACAAAAGAATTGAAAGAAAGATTTGTAACAGGTCATGTTATTACAGAGCAAGATATGAATGATTTATTAGATGTGATTGAGAGAGGTCCAGAAGGTCCGCAAGGGGAACAAGGCCCCCAAGGTAAACGTGGGCCCAAGGGTGATAAAGGAGACAAAGGCGATACCGGCGAACAGGGTCCACAAGGTACTGCCGGACAAGATGCTGAACCTCAATTTACAGAGGAAGAAGTGGTGGCGTTATTGGCATTGATTGAAGATGGTGAGTAATCATGGATGAAATTAAAAAGAATGTGAAAATCGTATTAAACATCCAAGACAATCTACAGGACCCTGTCTTGGATGTTTTGATTAAAAATGTTCGCAATCTGTTGTTAGGTAAGTTACGCAAAGTTAACAAGTCTATCAAAGAAATTCCAGAAGAATTGGAGTATATCATCGAAGAAGTAACCTTGCGTCGCTTCAATCGTATTGGCTCAGAAGGTATGAAGTCTGAATCGGTAGAAGGCCATAAAATCGATTTCTATGATTTAGATAAGGAACTGGATCCGTATCTTGATATCATCGATGATTATGTGGAGGATGAAGAATCTAAGCCGAAGCGCGGAAAGGTGCTGTTCTTCTAATGCGCTTTGATAAAAGAGTCACCTTCGTTAGTGAAACCGATGGATACTATGATCCGGAAAAAGGCGAATGGATACCTGGAGAGAACATTGAAAGAACACTCCCTTGTAACGTATCTAAATTAGGCATAGACCGAACCAATCAGATATTCGGACAGATTGACAAAGTGATGTCTGTCATTCGTTTGCAACAGCCTTATTATAAAGATTTTAAGCATCTGTATTTAGGTGATGACAACGAACAAACTTATCAACCAAAACGCCAATCTAATTACCGGAAAGGCGTTATTTTTGTTGAGGGTGAAGTGTAATGGCTAGGGGTAGTTTTGGTATCAAAGGAACTGGGCCATTAATAAAAGCTATGCAAAAGAAATCGGATTTGAGCGCTGTGAAAAAGGTTGTTCAATTGAATGGTTCAGAACTTCAAAGGAGAATGCAGAGAGAAGCATCCTTTAAAGGTCATTATCATAACGGAAAATTCATTCCACCAACAGGAACAACGAAGCGTTCTATTGGTATTTCATCACCTATGGGCGATAGAGGGTTTGCAGTAAGGGTTGCCCCGAATACGTATTATTCATGGTGGCTGGAACATGGCAGTCGTTATATGGCTGCACAACCATTCGTACAACCAGCTTTATTGGCTCAAAAAATGCAATTTATCAGGGACTTAGAAAGACTAATGAAGTGAGGTGGTTGAGTGAGAAAAACGCCCGACCAATCTATTTATGATGCCATTTATAAAATAAGCATGCAATTAGGATACGCGACTTTTAACTATCTACCAGATGGTAAAGCTCCGTATCCTTTTGTTTATGTCGGAGAGACATTCAACACCAGCAGACGAACAAAATTCAACAGATATGGTGATTACGTGGTGAGAGTCCATGTCTATTCCAACGAACCAGAACGAAATCGGAAAACAGTAACAGAGATGCGGAATGCCATCGAGAACGCTTTTTATGGATTGAAAAGGACCGATGGCTATCAAGTACTAAATCATAATACAACCGGTCAGATTATGGATGATAATTCGACCGGAACACCATTGCTTCACGGCGTTTTAAGCTGTGAGGCTACTTTAAATTAGGAGGGAAATAACATGCCAGAAATGTTACAAGGTAAGGATAAAATATTGCTATTCAGAAAGTATACAGATCGAGATAAAGCGGCAGCTAAATTAGTGTTTCAGACGGAGCATACGTTTAGTTACAGCCGTGAATTAGAATCTATCGTCACAAAAGACGGTACGGTTGTTCAAGTCGGAGAATTAGAATCTGCTGTTAGTATCTCAGCAATTCAAGCAAAGGATGACCCTGTGCGAGAAATGTTAGAAGATGCTGTTAAATCCGGATCTAGACTGGAAGTTTGGGAAGTTACAGTGGATGAAGATTTAAGGGATGATGACGGAAAATACCCAGCAGTTTATTGCCAAGGATACCTTGATTCATGGGAAAACCCTGCAAATGTTGAGGAGCAGTCAAACATCGAGTCAAACCTTGTCGTAGAACTGGAACCGCAAACAGGAATGGCCACTTTAACAGAAGAACAAGAGCAAGCAGTACAGTATGCATTTACCGATACCGTGCCTGAAAGTGAAAACGACAACGGAAACGGTGATGATGACGAAGAAGAAACTCCCTAATGTACCCCAAGCGATTGGGGATGCAGAAATCGGTAGCACGTTAATTATTGACTAAGGGCGCTGAAATGGCGCTCTTTTTTTGTACTTATTTTTATTTATACTAGGAGGAATTTTATTATGGAAATTCAAATTGGCGAGAAAAAATACGAGTTAGCTTTTGGTTTAGGATTTATTAGAAAGATGGATGAATTTCATACAGTAAAGGCGCAAGGAATTCCGTTAGGGGTCGGGGTAGAGACAGCTATCACTCACTTAGGAACGAGGAATCCAGTTATTTTGGTAGATATTATCAAAGCGGCAACTGATCACCTTAAATCTAAGCCATCTAATAGCGGTATCGATGAGTATATCGAGGGACAAGCTGCAGAAGGAAAATTAGAAGAACTTTTTAAAACCATTACAGAGGCTATGGAAGAATCGGTTTTTTTGAAACCAAAAATGCAAGAGTTCAAAAAAGGCGTTCAACGAGCTCAACGGGAACAGAGACAAGCCCAGTAAAGAATGAAAATCCTCCATCAGAAGAGGCCTATGAACAGATTGTAATAAATTGCTTTCGTTATTTAGGATTTACAAGCCTTTATGACATCAAAGTGCTCTCACTGCGTGAATATTCACTGCGGATGAGGGCTTTTAATTTGGCTCAAATCGACAAGCAATATGACATGCATATGCAAGCGTGGCTTAATCATCAAGTTACCGCAAATAAAAACGTCGGCAGTAAAGACAAGCCGAAAATGGAGCCTGTTTTCAAAGACTTCAAGTCTTTCTTTGATTATGAAAAAGCTATTAAGTCATTAGAAGGACCAAGCAAACCGAACAAAAGCAATTTAACTGATAGACAAAAAAGAATGGTAGAAGCAGCAAAAATCCTTAATAAGAAGGGAGGTTAATACTATTTCTGAACAATACAGTGTGGAAGCATATCTGAGAGCGACCGGTATTGAAGAGTTTATTAGATCATTTCAACGAGGCACACAAAGCATAATCGATTTCGATAGCGCAGCCAGCAGTTCTGGAAGCGGAATGAAGTCTGTTGAATCCGGTCTCGAAGGTATCACAGGGGCAACTGGTGGTGCTGAATCCGGAATGTATGATGTAGGCGACTCCATGAATTCACTTCATGACAGCGGAAGCAGTGCGGGTGTTGGTATTGATACAGTTGACACTGCATTAGATGGGATGATGGATTCTAGTTCATCTGCATCCAGCGCAATAGAAAACACAGGTTCCTCCCTTGATGATTTAGGGTCCAGTGGCGACGGCGCAAGCAGTGGATTAGATGTAGTTGATTCATCGTTAGACGGCATGACAGACAGTAGTTCTCAAGCATCAACAAGTGTTGAGGGCATAACCGATGCGATGGATAATTTGGGAACAAGTGGTGACGGTGCCGGCGCTGGAGTAGATATTGTCGATGCAGCACTGGATAGTGTTGACGGAAGCAGTGACAGTGCTACGACTAGCGTTAGTGATGTAGGGTCTGCACTTGAAGAAGCAGGGATGAGTGGCGAAAGCGCTGGAGCCGGTATTGATGGCGCATCCGATTCGTTAGAAGGCGTCAGTGGAAGCAGTGATCAGGCGAAAGATGGATTAGACGGCGTGGCCGACTCAGCTGACGAAACAGATATATCCATGAATAAGTTGATTAAAACAATCGCAGGTATCGCTGCAACAGTTGGCGTTTTCAAAGTATTACGCAATGCCGTTGACTTAGCGTTTCAACGCATCGACACCATGGAGCAGTTTGAGCGAGTCATGACAGAAATGACAGGAAGTACAACGGATGCCAATGAAGCACTCGATAAAACGAATGACATTGTAACTGGTACAGCTTACGGTTTGGATGTTGCGGCATCCAGTGTACAGGACTTTGTAACGCGTGGCGTTGAAGTTGGAGAAGCAACTAAATATATAGAAGCGTGGGGCGATGCTGTAGCTTTTTATGGTGATGGATCAAATGAGCAGTTTGCCAACGTAACAAATGCTCTCCAGAACATGCTGACAAAAGGTAAAGTTGGCATGGACCAATTAAATCGATTATTTGAAGCTGGTATTCCAGCGGTTGATATATACGCTCAGGCAACCGGTAGAAGTGTTGATGAAGTATCAAAAGCGCTTTCTGATGGTGAAATCAGCGCAGAGGACTTTGTAAACACAGTAACCACAGCCATGATGGAAGGAACCAATGGAGTTACCAATATATCCGGTGCAGCAAAAGAAGCTGGTGCATCTTGGTCTGGTGCATTTGCCAATATGGGCGCAGCTGCTGCCCGTGGTGTGACAGCAATCATTGAAGCGATCGACGGCATGCTTACAAATAACGGATTGCCAACGATGCGTGATATGGTTAGTGAATTTGGCTCCTTCATGGAATCAAGTATGAAAACAGCAGCTGCAGTAATTGAACCGGTTGGAAATGCATTGTTTGGTTTGTTAGATGTATTTAGTCCTTTACTGACTGTGGCTAAACCGTTTGTTCCTGTTATTGGTGGAATGGCAGCAGCGTTTGCAGGGTTGATGGTTGTCAAATCCGTTGGTACAGCACTTCTTGCTTTTAAAGCAACCCTAATAGGAATCCCAGTGATTCAAGCAGCTGTCACAACAACTACAACAGCAATGTCCTTAGCTTACAATGTTTTAAGGGGCAGGGCGACAGCAGTAATTGCTGCACAAATGGCACTTGGAGTAGCAACAACAGGTCTAAGGACGGCAATGTTAGCACTAATGGGTCCCGTTGGCTGGATTATTACTGGAGCGGCTGGATTAGCTGCAGGAGCATACGCTGTATGGAATCATTTCAACCAAACTAGCGAAGAAACCGAGCGCTTAAAGGAAGAAACAGATGAACTGGGAGAATCTACTGATACATTAATAGATTCTATGAATGAAAGTGCCGGAGTTTATAAAGATAGAGTTAATGATATTGACGCAACCAGAGAAGCGAATAACGAGCTGTTGAGCACTGTTGAAGATCTTGCTGAGAAAGAAAACAAATCTGCTGAGGATAAACGTAATCTAAGCATCGCAGTTGAACAATTGAATGGTAATGTTGATGGCTTAAACGCTTCATATAACGAAGAAGCAGACATGTTGAGCGAATCAACTGAAAAAATGCAAGCGCGTATCGATCTTATGGCAGAACAAGATAAGGGTAATGCAGCGCAAGAACGCCTAACAGAAATCTTAAAAGAGCAACAAGAAGTAGAATTACAATTGGATGAAGTTATAGCGATGCGCAAGGAATGGAACTCAACCATTCAAGAAAGTGGAAACGACACTGCTGACGCTCGAATAAAAATACAAGAACTTGACGAACAAGAGCAAGAGTTGCTGGCAACACTTGATGAATTAGGTATTCAATACGAAACCACAAAAGGTAACATGGTAGAGCACACCCAAAATGCAAAAGACATTATCACTGACAACAACCAGGACATCATCCTTTCCTACGAAGATTTGGAAGGCAGAACGAAAGATGCTTTCGATGCGATGGCTGATAGGTACGGTGAGTTAAAAGATGCAGCGACTAATGCATTCG